AGTCAGCGTAAGTTAGAAAAACTGGCAATTCATGCGTCAGAAACTGCCTGGGTAGGAACTGAATTTGACGCTGTGCTAGACAACAACGGTACACTAGACGACTTGTATCAACAGGTCAAGAGTCTGGTTCAAGATCCCCGGGCTTCCACGTAGAATCTGTACGTTTTAAATCCGCCACACAGTTCAAACACACAGTCTTTAGATTACGAAGCTCACAGTTATTGAGGTTGCTATCCACATGGTATACCAACAACTGACTGTGATGCCTGGCTTTAAACCCACATCGATCACATGTGGGTTTTTTCTTATATCCGCTTGACTGCCAGCGCGGCACAGGCGCTTTGATTTTGCGGTTTTTCTTTATGCAAGTTTCGCAGCGACTGCGATAGTATATCTTGCCATCTCTATAACAATTTACAGCTCGAGGCCGTTGATTGCAGGCTGGGCACATGGGTCTCATGATGTATTTATGCACAAACCTTACGGTAAGGGCAGTCTACGACACCGTTTTTTGAATATACCCATAAATATCTGCAACTTGAAAAGGAACCCACCATGGCTCTAGTATCCCCAGGCGTAGAAGTAATTGTAATTGACGAAAGTCAATATATCCCTTCAGCTGTTAACACCGTACCGTATTTCCTCATTGCCACTGCACAAAACAAAGTGTCAGGCGATGGAGTAACTGTTGCTGCTGGCACAACTGCTGCCAACGCCGACAAAACCTATTTAATCACCAGTCAACGAGATTTGGTGGCCACATTTGGTGTGCCATTCTTTTATTCTACCACAACTGGCACTCCTATCAACGGTTACGAACTCAACGAATATGGCCTACTGGCTGCTTATTCGGCACTGGGAGTTACAAATCGTGCTTATATCCAACGTTGTGACATTGATCTTACTGAGCTTACTGCCAGTTTAACTCGTCCTGTTGGCGAGCCAGCTGACGGTACCTACTGGTTAGACACATCAACATCGGTATGGGGCATCCAAGAGTGGAATGAAACTACCAATGTTTTCACTGTTGCAACACCAATTCAAATCATCAGCGAGGATGATGTGGTTGATGCAGCAGCCGAAGATTATGAGCCGTTGCCATCAATTGGCAGCGTTGGCGACTATGCAGTGATTGCATTTGCACAGTTTATTCCGGGCTACTACAAAAATTCTGACAATCTTTGGGTACAAATTGGTACTGACGAATGGAAAGCATCATGGGCCACAGTGGCAGGCACAGCAAGTCCTGCCACATTGACTGTTGGTGCAAGCATGTTCATCAACGATACATTAATCACAGTGGGTGCTACCAATACAGTTGCTGGACTAGCGGCAGTTATTACCGCCGCTTCTATAACTGGTGTCACAGCTGCCGCAGTAAGTGGTAAGTTACAAATTTATGCCACCAGCGATGCTACCAATGATGGATCCACTGGATCTGGCGGTATTGTGTCGATTGAAGCTGGTCCAACCAGCGGTGCAGCATTATTGACAGCATTGGGCATTGAAGCTAAAGATTATCTTGCACCCACATACTTTGTGGGTTACAGTTATCAATCTCCACGTTGGAGAACTACTGATACAAGTCCTCGTCCAACTGGATCCATATGGAACAACATCAGCGTGGCCAACAACGGCATGAGTTTGAAAGTGCAAAAATACAGCACCACCTTGGGCGCCTGGGTAAGTCAAGTCACTGGTGTTTATGCTACAGACCGTGCTGCCAATTATGATTTAGATCCATCAGGTGGTGGTAAAAATATTCCAGTAGGAACTACCTATGCGGTAACACAAGCTGTAGAATCTGCTTCTGGATTCCCACAATTTAATTTTGAAATTCTTGAAAGAATTGCACTTGGCGCCACTGTTGTTACTGGCACCACTGTGCCTCCATCGTTTACTGTTGGTGACTCGCTTCTTATAAGAGCGTCTGTTGCTGGATCAGCAACGGCATTTAACCAAGGCACTGCAACTGTTGGTGGTACTGGAACAGTAGCTGATTTTATTGCAGCAATAAGTGCCGCAGATGTTCCTTATGTATCAGCTAGTGTGAACTCAGCTGGTAACATTGTGTTTACACACAGTCAAGGCGGATCTATTTCAATGCAAGAAGTTTCAGGAACACCAATTCTTGAAGCTGGATTTACAGACGCAACACCCAAATGCCGCCTTAATAAAACTGATGAAACGTTTTTAGATTTGAGCAACTGGGTCACAGCTGATTTGTTCACTTACACAGCCAGCGACACTGCACCTGACGTTGATCCAGATGACGGACGTTTGTGGTACTACAGCACTCCAAGTCAAGTTGATATCATGATTCAAAACAACGGTTCATGGATTGGATATCAAAACGTGACCAACGATGTTCGTGGTTATGACTTGACAGCTACCAATGCAAGTGGACCAATTGTGGCTGCCACTGCACCAACCACACAAAATAATGCTGCTGAATCTCCGCTGGAATACGGCGATTTGTGGATTGACTCAAGTGATCTTGAAAACTATCCATTGATTTATCGTTGGGAATCTGTAGACAACGTTGATCAGTGGGTATCAATTAACACTACTGACCAGGTGACAGAAAATGGTATACTATTTGCTGATGCTCGTTGGGCCACAAATGGCACCACAGATCCCATAAGCGATCCATTCCCAACCATTGAAGCATTGGCAAGTTCTAACTATTTAGACTTGGATGCTCCAGATCCTGCACTGTATCCACAGGGCATGTTGTTGTGGAACACTCGTCGTTCAGGTTACAATGTCAAGAGCTATCAAAGCAACTACTTTAATTCTACAACCTTCCCAGATGACACATTGCCTACTGTGAAGAACACTTGGTTAACAGCCAGTGGTAACAAAGACACTGGTGCAATGTTTGCTGGACGTCAAGCACAACGCAAGATGGTTGTGGCTGCCATGAAGTCAAGTATTGATACCAGTGCCGCTGCAAGAGAAGAGCAAAATGGATTCAACTTGATTTCTGCTACAGCATATCCTGAGTTGACACCAAACATGATTGCACTCAGCAACGAGCGCAACAACACATTGTTTGTGGTTGGTGATACACCAATGCGTCTTGGACCAGATGGCAACAGCTTGGTTAGCTGGGCTACCAACAATCTTGGACTTGGTTTAGATACCGAAGATGGTTTGACATCGACCAGTAATTATGCTGCCAACTTCTATCCAAGCTGCCAAACAAACGATCTCAGCGGAAATACTGTGATTAGTGCGCCAAGTCACATGATGATGCGTACAATTCTCCGCTCAGATGCAGTGAGTTATCCATGGCTGGCACCAGCAGGCACACGCCGTGGTGTGGTTGACAATGCTGTGGCCATTGGTTACATCAATGCCGCAACTGGCGAGTTTGAACAACTCAGCGTTGGACAAGCTGTACGTGACATCCTGTATGAGCGTAACATCAACCCAATCACCTTTATTCCAGGTGTGGGTATTACCAACTTTGGTAACAAGACTTCGACCACTGTTACCACAGCATTGGATCGTATCAACGTTGCACGCCTGGTTGCATTCTTACGTGGGCGTCTTGAAGAAATTGGTAAACTGTATTTGTTTGAGCCCAACGACGAAATCACACGTAATGAGATCACCAACACTTGCAACAGTTTGATGATTGACTTGATTGCTAAACGTGCGATCTATGACTACTTGGTGGTGTGCGACTTGAGTAACAATACTCCTGCTCGTATCGACCGCAATGAGTTGTGGGTTGATATTGCCATAGAACCAGTGAAAGCAGTGGAGTTTATCTACATTCCGTTGCGTATCAAGAACACTGGTGAAATCGCTGCTGGGGGCTAAACCAAATTGGGGGCGGTTTTTATCCGCCCCCATTCCAGGTAAATAACAATATAGGAGATTACTACAAATGGCAGTTTCATCATTACAGAGAATGACAGTACCACTGGCAAGCGACCAAAGCTCGAATGCTCAGGGTCTGTTGATGCCCAAACTCAAATATCGCTTTCGAGTGTTTTTTGAGAACTTTGGTGTTTCAAAACCAACTACAGAACTTACAAAGCAAGTTGTCAGCGCCACACGCCCAAATTTGACTTTTGAAGAAATTACAATTCCAATTTACAATTCAACATTGAAATTGGCCGGCAAGCACACCTGGGCTGACATCACAGTGTCACTGCGTGATGATGCGTCAGGACAAATTTCACGCTTGATTGGCGAGCAACTTCAAAAGCAAATGGACTTTTTGGAAATGGCTTCTGCTGCATCCGGTATCGACTACAAGTTCTTGACCAAGATTCAAGTGCTTGACGGCGGCAATGGCGCAACAGAAATCAACGTTCTTGAAACTTGGGAGTTGTATGGTTGCTACCTCAAAGGTGCCAACTATGGCGACTTGAACTATGGTACTAACGAAGCAGCCACAATTGAAATGAGCATTGCTTACGATAACGCCAACCAGACACCTGAAGGCTCAGGAGTTGGCAGTGTAATTGGCCGCACAATTAACGATGTTGTAACAGGCGCTGGTCAAGGCGCATAAGGATAACTTATGGCCAACGGTGGCGGCCCTTTTGGCATTGGTAATGAAATCCTTCAGGGATTCATTGGCAACAATACCTTGCGTGACTACACTCACGCAAGTAAAACTTTCACCACGAACAGTTACGAACTTAAACCTCGGTTTAAGTTCTTGTTCCACGTTAGTTTTACCATCAACACAGATGCCATTCCTTATTTGAGATCAGCAGGCGTATTTGGAAATCAAGAACGCAATGATCTCAGTCTCTTGGTCAAAACAGCTGAACTGCCAAAATACAAAATGGCCACTGAAACGCTGAATCAATACAATCGCAAAAGAATAATTCAAACCAAAATTGATTACCAGCCAGTGACTCTCACCTTTCATGACGATGGCGGAGACAATGCTCGCAAGTTGTGGTACTATTACTACTCCTACTACTATAAAGATCCAACTCAACAGTATTTGGCAGCGTCTGCTACCAATGGCAACAATGGCACAGTAAACAATCAAACCACTGGATCAAGTCTCAACACCAGAGACATCTATTCTGATACCATTCAAAATCGCAACGGCTGGGGATATTCAGGTGAATCCTGGCTGGATGGCACTGGCCAAGGTGGCGGTGGCGGCAAGCCCCCTTTCTTTAGAGACATTCGAATCTACGGCATGGATCAGCGCAAGTTTGCTGAGTATGTGTTGATCAATCCTGTAATATCAAACTGGAACCACGATACCTATAACTACACTGAAGGTGGTGGTATCATGGAAAATAGCATGACTATTGATTACGAAACTGTAAAATATTATGATGGCGCAGTTGGCAGCAGTAGACCTGACGTTAACGTACAAGGATTTGCTGATCGCAGTCACTATGACACCACAGTCAGTCCAATTGCTCGTCCAGGTGGCAATCGCACAATTTTTGGCCAAGGTGGCTTGCTAGATGCAGGCACAGGTATCATTGGTGATTTGCAAAGCGGCACAGTGGGTGGACTGATTGGAGCAGCACAAAAAGCCATGCGTACATATCAAACTTTTGGCGGCAACAAAGGCCCTGGACTGGCAGCCGTGGTAAAAAGCGAAGCCACTGCACTTGGAACTCAAGTGTTGTTGGGCGGAGTGGCATCTGCCACACGATCAGTGATGAACCGTCCCACTGGCGTGTTTATTCCTACTCCAAAGACATCACCGCCTAATGGAGCATAACTCATGAGCACAATAAACGCCGTTAACCCCAACATTGATGCAACTGTAAGAGTGTTTGATAACTTTTACAAATTTGAAGTCAACGTGCCGGCTGCCGAATATGATGTAGTCTACAGCTATTTCTTAAAAGAAATGGGCAACAAAAATTCAGCTGGAAACTTTACATCAAGTCTGTTTCAAGTTGCTTCAAGTACGAATATTCCAGCCTTGACATTGCTCAAAGAGTTTCAAGGCATCAATGGAGTAAATCTAAATGCCAGCTTGGCCTACTACCTCAATCAAATACGCAGCCGCGCCACACTGCTGGGTGTGGGTGTAGCA